CGTCCCGCCACGCCATACGCATGGTCTTCGTAACGTCTTTCCTGAACTCTTTCTCGTCAAGCTCACTTTTCTGGTATTTGCCAATAGCACGTTGTAGTGCAGCGCGTGTTCGCTTCGTGGCGACCTTGAACTTCCGAGCCCCGACTGTCTGCCCCTTCTTGCGCTCGTTGGCAAACGCCTTGGGGTCGGCGTCCTGCATACCCAATTGGTCACGCTTGAGGGCGAGGTCGGCGAGGGCTGCGGTACCTATGGCCTTGCCCTCGAAGACAAGACCCTGCTCTTCCATCTGTTCAGCTATGAGGAAGCTGGGCTCGTAGACGAAGAGGTCGTCGAACTCGGGCTTCATGCTGACAGTATCCCCGTGGGTCGAGACTTAATGCCGAACTTCCGCGCCTGCGCGTCAATGTGCTGCCGGAATGAGTGCATCGCACTCGACGTCCGACTCGTATGGCTCTTGGCCTTGGAGCTACCATGGTTGGTGCGCCGGTACGTGTCGATCTCTTTATTGCGGTGCCTGCGATAAGGGCACGCGGCCCTGAGTTGATTCCTGAACGCGCGCGACCCGTTGAAGGACGGAAGGCAGTGCTTCTCCAAGCCCTTCTTACGTGGCGTGTAGCCATACGGGGCGAAGATTCCGAAGCCGGGGATGCGCACGATCTCGCCCCGCGTAACCTCGTCGGCGGTGTATTCGAGGAAATAGGCGACAAGGTTCGCAGCGAAATGGTCGCTCACGCCCATCTTCTGCGCACACTTCGTGATGGTGCGCTGTAGTGGCTCGCCCTGCTTCGTCGTCGGCATGAACGGTATGCGTACAATCACTTGGCTTCGTCCTTCCCCGTGTCTTCGTCCTTCTCAGCGTCTTCGTCCTCGTTGATCGGAGGCGCAACCTTGAGCGCCGCCATGTCCTCCTTGAGCAACTTCGCTTCCTTGTCGTCCTCGTAATCGTCTTCCAACAACTTCCCGGCGACAACAGGAGGCAGAATGCTCGGGTCGGTCTGCTGGAACGCACGACGCACCAACATGCTAACCTGCGCGTCCTTAGCGTCTGCCTCGTCAGCTGCCTCGTTGACTTCGTCTTCGTAGTAGTACGCTAGGTCGCCAACAACCTTCCGAAGCTCAGGGCTGCGGTGCATCATCTTGGCGATCTCAAGCTGCTCATTCGGGCTGACCGAAGTGAACCCGGTTGGCGTCATGTCCTCCATGATTGCGTTACGCGCGTCTGGGTTCATGGCCAACAGCGTACCCCTGACGCGGGGTGACAGGTTCTCCATACCTCCGAAGCCTTCACCACCACCACCAGCAGCAGCAGCGGCAGGCTCGACCGGCGTCTTGGAAATAAGCTTCAGCACAAGGTCTTCAGGAAGCTTCGCGTAGTTCAGGAGAATGTAAATCGCCCACACCTTCGGGTCCAACTGCATGTCGGCGGCGAGTCTGCTCATCGACTCCACGATCTGGTACCGCAGCTGGACGAGTTCAAGCCGCTCCCACTCGTCCAAGTACGATATCGGCGACATCTGTACAAGGAATTCCTTGTCAGGCTGATGGAAGTCATAGGTGTCATCGTTGGGCTCAGTCGGGAGCAACGTGTAGTGTATTTCTAGCGTCTGCCTGATCCCATATATCGTTGACCGCTGAAGACGCTTCGCACTGCGCGCGAACCGCACGTCCTGCTGGACAAGCGTTGCCTTCGCGTTGATCTCGCCCTCGAAGCCGAAGTACGCCTTGGGCACCTTGGCGGTACCGAAGAACTTGTCGCGGAAGTGTTCGAGGTCGTACAACTCGCCCATATTACCCGCGCCGGAAAGCGTCTCGATACGCGTGTTGTTATTCGGGCGCATCGCCACGAAGACATCTTCCAGCGGCGTCAGAGGATTATACTGCTTCTTGTAGTTGGGGCTCGACGGATCAATGAACTCAAGCTTCCTGAACCGCTTCCGCCAACTGTTGAGGTACGAAACAGCGTCGTGCTCCTCCATATTCCCGACGTCAACCATCACAAGATTGCGGTCCGGTGCGCGCCGCATCCGGTACATGAGCACACTGTCCTCGGCGAGGGTGAGTTGCCGCCACGGTCGGAATAGAGCGTCCAGTATCGCGGTGCCGTATCCGGCCTCCTCGTACTTGCCTAGCAACCGGAAGTGTACGTAGTCCCACGGCCACGAAACCTTCCGCTTCTTCTGCCGATACTTCTGGCCGTCTTCCCTGAAGCCGATCAAGCGGCCATACTTATCTTCAAGTCGATGCACCTTGCTAGACGATGCCACCTTCCAGCCGAGCACACCCTTGCCTGTCTGATAGATCAACCGCTGGAATGCGTCACCGAGCTTGCCTGTCCGACGCGTTATGAACTGGACCCGGTCTTCCATCTGCGTGTTACGCAGGCACTCGTTACCGGCAGTGATCATGGCCTTCGACTTGGATTCGATCCACACGGAAACACCACGGTCGTAATCACGCTGGGTGGCTTCTTCCGCGTACACGTCGAGGATAGCTGAGACGAGACCGAACGTATCCATCTCTGAAAAGATGCGATACCGCTCCTTGCGATCACGCGCGATGCTGAGGTAGTTGGTATACCATTCCTGCGACTGCTCCGCGAGGGCGGCAGCTTCGTCACCATCGCCGGTAACAGTCACCGGGTGCGAGTGGCGTCCAAACAATCCAGTGAGTCGCCAAAACCACCCAACTTGGTGGGGGTCGGCCAAGCGCTGCTCACCGGAGTAACTCGGCACAGGCTTCTTTACTTGATCCTGAAGACCGGGCACTGGCTTGTCCTTCCTCGTAGTTCACAATCGCGGAGTATAAGGCACGACATGAACTCAGTCCAGCAAAATTCAGTCGTCCATGGTCAAATTCGCCACGTCAACTCTAACGCCGCCGATCTCCCGCACAGCACGCTTGGCCTGCGCATGCAAGTCAACGCCGCTGTCCGGGTCAACGATCTGCCGTATGATCTTGTCGTCAATGTCCTCAATGTCCACCAGCGTGGCCCCGGCGATAGCGCGGTCGTCGGTCATGCACGCGTACACAACGCCAGCCACAGCATCACTGACATCCTTGGTACCTTTGCCACCATGCGTTGCTCGCGTCGGGTGATCGACCTTCTGCTTCTTGGCGTTCCGCTCTAGGTCAAGCAACTCACGGATATAGGGCTCGTAGCTGTACATGGCAATACGACGATCAAAGTGTGCGGCGCGAAGACTGAGGTACGGTTCGTCTGACTTGTCAACAGACTGAAGCTTCGCGTCGTAACCAGCCTTCCGCAGAAGCTGCTTGCAGTCGGCACTCTGAAAACCGTCGAAGGTTATCATGGTCAGCGGGTACAGTTTGGCGATGTAGTACACAAACGACCTGATCTTCTCCAAGTCGATTTCGGAGCCGGGTGGAGGATTGATCCTGAGCATGAAGTCGATGATGATAAACGGGTATTCGGATACAGACCGCGTACCGTCAGGCTTCATCTTCTCCTTGCGAATGAGCCCACTCACGTGCCCCATCGCAATACCGGCGCAGTCGCCTGAGAGCGAGAGGTCAATGTGCATGAACCTCGCGGCCATGGGGTTCAAGCGCGGGGTCCAATTTGACTCGCTGATACGACACGCGATGTTCACGACGAAAAACTCGTCAAGCATGATATCGTCTTGGTAGTCGATCATGGCCTCATGCTTGGTGAACGGATGTATGAGCGAATCGCGAACAGCATCGAATATAGACTGCCTGTCGCGCACCAGCGGCGAGATGTTGAACGTTGCCACACCGGCTATGTCCCGCAGGTTCTGGTCAACGTCTTCGTCAAACACGGAACGGAAGTCACCGGGGATGCCGCCAATTATCTTCGCGCCAGCCCGTGGCTCCTCGTCGTCATCAAGAATACGACTCTGAGAAACACGGTCCCCAACCTGAACACGGAAAGGCGGAAGCTTGAACTTCGACTTCGCCTTGACCTCCCACAGAGCGTAGTCTGATACAAACGTATGCGGCGAGTCCTGCACCTTCTTGAGCCGCGTCTCAAGGAAACTCGTCTGCGCGTTCCTCGACGACATCAACAGCATGATGCCGGGTATAGCCCCGCCGGGACGCAGGAAGCGTGACGTGATTCTTGAGTGTGTCGCGTTGTACAGTTCGTATGCCTGCCCGGCGATGATACCACGCTCGTTATCGCGCTTCTCACGCATGAAGTTGACTTCGTCCATGCTGAACGCGAACAGGTCAAGGCCAAGCGCGTGGAGTTCCTGCGACCCCGGTATGACTTGGAGATTCTGCCCGCCGGGCTTGAAGTCGATCTTGGAATCAATCTTCATGGAACGGGGGAACTCTTTGCGAAAGTACGGACTCGTGTCGATCCAGCCGCGCAGCTTGAAGTACCCCGTGTCCGCGACCTGTCGCTTCGTGATTGAGTAGATACCGAAGATCAGAAGCGAGCCGGGCAAGAGCCCGTAGTAGCGCGCTGGGTCGCGAAGACAAGACATACGCTGAAGCAGGTACCCCAGCGCGGTCATGGCGAGCGTGGTTTTCCCAATCCCGATAGCCCCGGTGATTATCCACTCAAATATCTTGCTGCCGGGCTTGAACACCTCGTTCAGGTCTTCAACCCACCTCGGGTGCAAGTCCTTGCATATGAGCCCGAAGTAATGGTCGTCATTGATGAACGTATGGATATCCACGGGCTTCCTGCGGTAGTCAACCTCCCACAGAGTATCGTGTACGATGTTATTGCTCTTGTCCTCGATGATAGCTTCGGAGAGCCACGCCAAGACGATCTTACGCTCATGCGTGCTCAAGCCGTCGAAGGTTTCGCGGTCGGTGTGAATAGCCTCTTCGGCTATACGTGTGAAGAGCCGCTCGGACTCGTCACCTAGACACGACTTGGGGAGCTTGAGTAGTGTCCCCGGCTTGCGTGCTTTAGGTCGCTTCTTCGCCATATCACGTTGCCGCCTTGGCCTTCTTCTTCACGCGCTTCTTCTTCTTCACGTGCGTCTTCTTCTTCTTCTTCTTCTTCGCACCGGACGGGAGGGCCTTGGCTGCCCGCTCCTTCATTGCCGGGAGCTTCTTCGACAGGATATCAATGGCGGTTCGACACCGCTCGCGCGACAGAGCCTTCTCCTCTTCAGTCTCGTGCGTGGGGTCATCTTCAATCTGAATCTTGACCTCCTCGGCTGAAGCGAAGGTCAAGTTCACGTTGACAGCCGCGCGATCTGAAATCTGAACCCCGCCCTTGCCCTCGGCAGTCACGCCTATGCGATCCAGTATTTCCTTCGCGGCAGATACCTGTGTCGTAGTAGGGCCGGTCTCCATGAGAACCGGCTTCCCAGAAACATCGTTGAGGATATGGCCATTCTTGTCGCGGGCATAGATAGGACCGGCCAACGCAGCTGCCAAGACAGACGTAGCGCCGGTACCGAAGCGACCGAGCTGGCGCTTCAGCCCGTACTTCATGCGGGCGGCTAGACCTTCAGCATCCCTGAACGACTTGACAAGCTCTTCTGCTTCAAGCTTCACATCCGGGCGAGCAAAGAACTTCTCAATCTGGTCGCCATTCCAACCCTCCTCGAAAAGCGCAGAAGGGCCACGCATGAACGCCGTCTCGATAGATGTACGCTCAGTGGCATTCAAAGGCACGGGCTACCCCTTGACACAGTGTTACGCGCTCTTACTGCGAAGGGCGCTCTTGAGGCTGGGGGAAAGCACGAACCGCACGTGCTTCCGCCGTGGTGTATCCTGCATCTCGCCGGTCTCCGGGTGACGGTACCGCGTTGGCTTCTTCATGAACGGCTCCAACGTTCCGATATTCGTCAGCGCAACCGGCTTGCCCTTACGTAGTGTGCCCCGTATCTTGTCCAGAATCAAGGCCCACAAAGACTGCGCCTCGTCACCGTCGAGCTTGAGCTTCTTGCTGAGGTATATCTCCATCCCGCGCCGGGTCAGCTTACCGCGTTTACTAAAGCCCTCACCCTTCGCTTTGGCACTGCCAGCAGATTTTCCACCGCGCTTACCACCACGCGCTCCCCGCTTGGTCGCTCCACTCGCAACAGCGGTCCGTGTTCTGGTTTTAGTGTCAGACATTGTGCGGTCTCCTTATCCACGACCACGTAGACCCGGCGGTGCGGTCTCGTGAAAAACATCAGCGGCGTGGCGGCCACTTTTGCAGCTTGCTTCTTGCACTGGTCCCACCAGCCCCACGGGGGCCACTTCGGGTTCATCAGGATGCCATCGAGTTCCCAACCCTTTTGACTCTTACACTCGACACAGAAGGGACAGACAATCCCCATCGCAGCCGTGTGTAGTATATCACCCTGCCCGTTCCAGTGACCCACCAGAGGCATGCGGTCAGTCGAAGCCCGCCGGAACGGCAAGTCAAACACCGTGAACTGCTTCGTGTCAACGTACTCGTCAGACACGAGCCACACCGACAAGAGTCGGCAGACCTTGTTCTCGAAGAGGTTACCCTTTATTCGACCGTCTACCATGTGTAGTTCCTTACACACACCATACCGCACCCTGTGGTGGTCCGTCAAGTGATTTTTTGTTGTATGACGCGGAAAATTAGGGGGGCTAATCTGTGTAGGATCAGCGTTTAGAGGCCTTCTGCGGCTTCTTCTTTCTCTTCACCTTCTTGGTCACCTTCTTGACCACCTTCTTCTTCGCCTTCTTCGTCACGCCTTTGCGCTTCACGCCAAGATTCTTCGTGACGCCCTTCGCCGCACCCTCAATAATGGCACGACCCTCCTTGTGGCACACGAGCACAACCCGGTCAGCTACGGGCTTAATCCTTTTGTCGTGCGTAATGAGCGACACGGGACATACGGCGGCGATACCCTGCAAAAGCTCGCAGATGGTATCGGCCCCCGCCGGGTCAAGGCCGTCAAATATCTCGTCCATGAACAACTGCGAGAAGGCGCGCACTTGTCGTGTAGACACAAGCTCCCTGAAAGCAAGGAGGAGCGACAGGTCCATGCGCTTCTTCTGACCACGTGAAGCACCGGCATAGCTCTCGGTACACTGCGGGATGGAACCCTCGACGGTGAGATTCTCCCGCACCACGTCCTTCGTCTTGAGCGCCTTCGTGGCATTCAGCTTAACGACCGCCCCGATCCCAAGAAGCTCCTGCGCATACGTAGTCGCCAGCCTGTTGATCTCCGGTATCTCTGCCTCGATCAAGAACGACTTGAGCCCTCGATTGCCAAAACCCTCAACCCAGAACTCTAGATCGTCTGAACGCTTCTTGACCTCTGCGTACTCTTCGTCAACCGCCTGCAAGGACTCCTCTGCCGACTCCACCGCAGTCGTTAGCTCGGTCACCTGCGTATCGACCCGCTGCTGTGCCTCCTCCATCTCAGACGCGCGAGCCTCCGCGACCTTCGCGTCATTGTTGGCAGCGTTAAGCTCCTCCTTCACGCCCTCAATCTTAGCGTAAAGCTCAGCGATTTCCGGGGGCTTCTCGGGGGCCTCGGGCTCGACGAGCTTGCCCTCTTCCTTGTCTATGCCTGCGAGCTTGGTCACACAACACTTAACTGACTTCTCTGCGACCTCGATCTCCTCGACGTAGCGCTTGCCGCATTCGTCCGCGCGCTTCTTCGCCAGCTTCTGCTCACACTCCGGGCAATTCTTCCCGGCGAGCTTGTCAAACTTCGCCTTCTTCTTGAGCGCAGCAGACTGCTTGGTCTTCAGCCCCGCGCGCTCCTGCTTGACGCGCATGCGCTTCTGCGACAACGCCAGCAACGCATCGTCGTACTCCTCGTGCGCTTCGTCGTACTGTACGACTGCCTCGTCATGTGCGGCCACGTTCAGGTCGTGGACATCCGTCAACGTGTCCCTTTGCTTGACGTGCTTCGTCGCCGTCTTCCGAAGACGCTTCGCCTCCAACCTGAGTCGCTTTGCCTTGAACTCAACATCGTCTTCCTTCTCAGCGGTGAGGAAGGAGTTCAAAAGCTGTCGCCGCTCCCCGATGGTGCCCTGAAGCCTTGTACGTTGTAGTGTCAAGCGCTCAACATCTTCGGACACTTCAGTCAGCATCTTCCGGGCAAGCTTCTCTGCGCTCGAATACAGTTCCAGCCCGAGGATGCGCTCAAGCACCTTCTTCCGGTCGCTGTCGGTTGCTGCGAAGAAGCTCTTGATATCCTCGTGAACGCCGAAAGCCACTGAGTTGCAGAAGGACGTGAAGTCCATCCCGACGAGCTTCGCTATCGCCAGCGTCGTGGCACCGTTCGTGCCCCGCGTCTTGTTCTTGCCGTTGACGTAGAGGAGTACCTTGTCACCGTTCATGGGGTGCTTCCGGTACCTGACGATCTTGATAGCCGCTGGGCCACCGACAAGGTTGACTTCGACCGAGCAACCGGCCTTCGACGCGAGGTGTATCACCTCGTTACCCTTGTACTTCTCGCGTATACACCGACCGAAGAGCGCCCATGCAGGGCCGTCGAACAGGAAGGACTTGCCCGCGCCATTCGAGTTGCAACCACGCTTGCCTTCGATGGAGCCCTCAATGACAGTGAGGCCCGGCGTATCGAAGTCATGCGTCACATTCTCGAAGGGGCCAAAGTTCTTGTAGTTGACAACGCCTATACGGTATCCGGTCATCGCTTACTCCCAAAGTTGATCCTGAGCCCAAGCCAAAAGAACGGTTGCAGGTACAGGTGCTTGTGCCGCCGGTCGTAGTAATACCCGAACCAGCCATCGTACCACGCCACGTACAGCTTGAAGCGCCAGAGCTTCATCGTTCACTCCGAAGCTTCTTGAAGAAGCCCACCAGCGTGGTGAACATCTCCTGCTCTGGCGGGAGCCTGTTGGGTGCATACCACCCCCACCCGTCGCACAGGTCGGGCTCCTCATTCACCGGATTCTGATGCGCCGTGCAGCCCATGAAAATCACCGGCTGGCAGATACCAGCATCCGGGCGAACATCATCCTGCACGTCAATCACGTGAAGATTGTACAGACGATAAATGCCCGTCTCTTCCCTCACCTCGCGGCGCGCGCATACCCCGATGGACTCACCACGTCGCATGTGCCCGCCGGGTAGTCCGAAGAGCCCTGACCCTTCAGCATCCTTGCCACGTCGCCCAAGGAGCACCTTGCCCGTGGCCTTGTACTGAATCGCCACAGCCACAATGACATCCGGGCGCTCGACTGCGTTGTCGCGCTCGACAAGCGCACGGTCCACCATACGAGTCAGCGCGCCAACAGCGTCCTGCTCCTCCGGGTGACGCTCCAAGAAGCCCTCAGTCAAGTCGAGTAGTAGCTTGGCCTCCTCGTACTCAGGAGTACCTTCAAGCCGTTCGACTTCTCCCTTGAACCACTCGGACATCTTGCGTTCCATCGCGCCCCCTAGAAGATATTCGATATGAACCAATCGCGGTCCGCACGCCGCCCAAGGCAGGCCACGGCATTCTGCGCCGTCATCCGTGCCATCTTCTCGACGAAGGGGCGGTACTGCATACGACCACAGGTGAGCGTGACACTGACCTTGGCAATCCTGCCGTTGGGGTCATCGTGGATGAGGCGCTCCAAGGCGTACTCGCGCGCTTGCAGCTTGTCGTACATCTCGTCACGCGAACATATCGAGGCAGCGAACGTGTACACGCCGTCCACCTCACGCATGACAACGCAGACGCCCCCGTGGCCGTCACGCATCGGGTTGTATATCGACCTGTAGTGGAAGTACCTGACACCCTCGACCGAGTTGACGCTGGCCTTCTTCTTGTCGCGCTCAGCCTTCCTGCGTGCGTGCTTCGCGTTGAGCACCTTGCGCTTCTCGGCGGTGCGCGCCAGACTTGCGCCCTTCTCAGCAAGCCACTGCGAAAGGGCCACCTCAGCCGACAGACTGCGCCAAGCCTTACTCTGGTCTTCGGACGTCATGCCTTTTTCCCTTCTGCTTTGTCACTCAGCCATCGAGCGATAGCCTCGGTCTGTGTCATCACTATCTCCCCGGCAACATAGCCCCATATGGGAAGCTCCCCACCGGAGACCATCGAAGGCCACCAGTTGTCCATCCAATCTTCGAGGAGCTTCCGGTGACACACCCCGTAGTGCTGCGCGACCGGGCGCAGCAGAAACGCAATCCACTTCTGCCACGTGTCCAGCTGATACCGGTGAATCATCCCGGCAGGCGGCATGTGCATGAGCATCTCTTCGAGCCCGACGAGCGCGAAGAGTTCGTTATCCTCCTTGTCAAGAGGATCGTCACCCGGATTCGGGGGCTTCAGCGGAAAGAGGCAGTTGTCAATCAGCAGCCCCTCGTGCTCCGCGCCCTCGGTGATCCCCTTGACCACGCGGAATTCCTTGTGCGTGTCGAGACCTGCTTTCATGATCTCGTGGGCGATCTTCTCTGGACCCGTCATCCTTGGGCCTCATCCTTCACCTTGAGGAAGTAGCGCCGCTTGAACTCCTCCACGGTGAAATGGAAGACGTCCGAACGCTTCTTGCCGGGCCACTGGCAGAGCACCTGCGTCTGGGGCTCGTACTGCGATGCCAGCCTCTCTGCACTCCTCTCCGTGGTGACGAGCCCTGCGGGCGTTATCACAATGAACGCATTGTGTAGCCGCTTTTCGCACGTCAGGGTATCGGTCAGCCTGAAGAAGTCTTCCAAGTCATGCCGAACGCCCGAGAATATCAGCGTCGTGGACGAGAGAGGCACAGGCGTAACCGGCTTGGCCTTCTTCGGCGCAACCTTCTTCTTCTTGGCAACCTTCTTCTTCGGCCCCTTGGCCTTCTTCTTCTTCGCACTCATCCCTTTGCCCCTTTCAAGATTTCGAGCCCCAATTCAAGAAGCTCAGCCTCGTCACGTCCCTGAAACTCCATGTAGCGTCCAAGGACTTCCTCGTTCGTGTCCTTCGTGTGAACTGCAATCCGTGGTGCCTGCTCGTCGGTCTCGACGAGCGTGCCCTCGACCCAGCCGGTCTTACCCTGTGCGGCCTCAATAGCTGCAAGAGCGGCCTTGGGGTCAGAGGTCTTAACCCGCACGAAGTCACGCTTCCCCACCTGCGACACGTCGTCGTCAACCAAGATATGAAACTCGGGACTCACGTTGTTGTAATGGCACTTCCACTTGCCCGTCTTCGAGTCCACCACATAGAAGCCGCGCTTCTGCCCGGCGTCCCTGAAGTCGATCTGAAGCGGCGAGCCCACGTAGCGTACATTCGGAGTAATCACCTTGGGCTCGTGGACGTCACCAAGGAAGACGTGCCTGAACCGCTTCGGGCACAGGTACGAGAGCGGCACACCCTTGCCTTTGTAGCCTGCCTCCTCAAGGAGCACGTGGCTCAGGAGGTATTCGGACCCGTGCTTCTTTGACATTGTGTCAACGGCCTTGCGGTACGCGTCGATGTCCTCAGTCCATGGGACCAGCAGGAACTCATCGAAGGTATCCGGCGTCTCGATCACGTGCGTATAGCCCCGGAAGACCTGAAGGCTATTTCGTTCCGGTGACCGCAGCAGCGCGTCGTGGTTCCCAACGAGCACCACGACATTCTCCAACACCGTCGCGGCCTCATAGAACTCCCGGCATACAATGTCGAGCACGCCGAGCGGAATCTCCGTGCGCGAGTTGAATATGTCGCCTATGACGAATATACCTTCGCAGCCTTCCGCAACGCTCGTCTTGACGATCCAGCGCCAGCACTCAATAAGGTCGATCAGGCGCGTAGTCAGCCCGCTGGGGTGCAACGTCGAGAGGCGTGAGTATTCATCAAATTGCAGGTCTGCCGTGATAGCCCACTTCATGCCAACATCCCTTCAATGCGCGGGAGGAACGCAGCCACTGTCGGAATCAGCTGCTTCAAGTCACGCAGCGCCTTCGCGTCAAACCAGTACCATTCATCCGTCTTGTCCTTCTCCTTCGAGAAAGGCACCACACCGTCAGGCACGTAACAGCGGACCAGCGCGGCAATGTAGTGATGGTCTTCACCATCGACCACGTGCTCATTCCAGCCGATCAACTCCGTGCCCGTCGCGACCAGACCGGTCTCCTCCTCAAGCTCCCGGCACGCGGTCTTCTCAGCGCTCTCACGCCACTCCACGTGCCCGCCCGGAGGAGCCCACCAGCCTTTCAAGCCACCGGCCAGCCGCTTCCCCAACAGGATACGCCCGCCCGAGATCACCAAGCAACCAGCGCCCACCTTCGGCTGTTTCAGACCATCGCGGTCGTCGCCGCGCCAGTGGTTGCGAAGCCCGTTGATACACGCGCCTGTATGCCACGCGCACAGAAGCATGATCCCCCACTGCTTGTTCAAGTAGGTAGTGATCCACCAGAAAGGTTGGTTCAACAGACTCGCCAAGAAACCCCACCGCTTCACCTTCCGGCGCTTCATACTGACCAAGAGTGCGCCAGTAGTGCCAAGGATCACGATGCCAATCTGGCATATGAGTTCAAGCGTCTTCACAGTCACATCAAACCTCCACGCTCTTGCAATACGCCACGATGGCTGGGTCAACACTGACGTGCCGCGCCTGCATGGGCTCTGTGAGTCTGAGCCCTGCGAGCGAACGCACACGCGAAAGCGCCACGTATGCCTGCCCCGGCGCGAAGCACTCGGACACGTCGCATTCGAGTAGATCGAGCGTCATGCCCTGAGACTTGTGAATCGTCAGAGCCCACGCGAGCTTGACGGGGAATTGCTTGAGACTGGCCAGCTGCTTATCGTTGGCGTCCTTCAAATCCCACGTCATTGGAACAACCCCGACGACATTTCCATCAGGCTTCCGCACCCATATCGTGTCGTCGTCCATCCGTTCTACGACGCCACGCTCCCCGTTCACAAATTCACGCTCGTAGTCATTCCACAGGAAGATCACCGGGGCACCGACCTTCAATTCGAGGAACGTCTCGGCGAGGCAGTCACGCACCAAACGCTCCGCGTACTGGTCCTCACCCCAAAGCTCAGCCTCATACTCCTTGGCCTCACCCTCGAACGCCTTGAGGTGCTGATAATTCACCATGGACGCGGCGTCATTGCGTGCGTATAAGCACGTAGGCTCATCACCATCACCCAACTCGGCACCAACACGGGAATTGAAATACGCTAGGACTGAGGCGTCAGTGTTGCCATACCGAACACGACTAAGCGCGGCGACAAACTCAGCGTCGTCCTGTCGGAAGACTTTGGACAGCACGTGGACTTCAGGCTCGACCAACAGCCATGAGGATGCCTGAAACGCATACGGGTACTCGACCTCGTCGGCACGCTTGGAGACCGGAGGGAGTTGCAAGAAGTCACCCGTGAAGATTACCTGAATCCCCCCAAAAGGCTTCTTGGAGACCCGTATTCGCTTGAGCCAGAAGTTTATCATGTCGATGTAGTCACCAGAAAGCATGGAGACCTCGTCGATGATGAGCACCTGACAGGCCTTCACGCGCTCACACATCTCGCCGAAGTTCTTCACCCGGCGGCTGTTCAGGAGCACACTAGCTTCCGCCTTGTTCTTCTTGATCTGTGTCCCGAGCCACGAGTGAATCGTGCAGCCACTCACGCGGATAGCTGCAATGCCCGTGGACGCGGTGACGGCAACCCGCTTGGTCCCGCCAAGCTGCTCGATGATCTCCTCGACCAGCACTGACTTCCCCGTCCCGCCGGGTCCAGTGATGAAGATATTCCTACCCGCAAGCGCTGCGGCGAGCGCGGCCTCTTGGCCGTCGCTGAGTACAATTTTAGACCCCATCTGGTAACTCCTCCACAACGTGTACAGGGATATTAAGCGGTCCAGTGAACTGCGGCGCTTTCAGGTACGCATGCCCGGTCTCGTAGTTATAGTGGAAGCCGCCGCCAAGCTGACGCACTGTCGCGCCAAACACTTGCAGCAAATCCCATACGTCCAAAGTGCTGAGTTCGCCCTCCTTCGGGAGTCGCGTCGATGCGCCCCGAAGCGCTTTCTCCGCGAAGGCGCTCGCCCAACACGCCCGGCAGCAATCACCAGACTCGACGTCCTCAGGCTTGCACGGGCCTCTTGGTGCGAGGAGATTACTGCACTCCCACTTCACCATCTCCGTGAGGTCTGCGCGCCTGACGGCGAGGAGCCTACGTGGGTTCTTTTGTTCGTTCTTCATATACCAATCCAATGGGCATCACCACGTAGCGCCGCATCGCACCTATCCCGGCCTTCTCGACCGCATCATCTTCCGCCTGTGTCCGTGTCGAATGTACGCCTTTGAATTCGAGCGAATTCGCAACAAGCTCGAAAACAGCATGCCTCCGCAACACGAGCACGTGGGGAGGCCTGTCAGCTTCTAGCAGCATCCGCTCTGCGAACGCACGCCCCTTGCACGCACAGCAGCAATCGCCAGCGCTTACAGCGTCCGGGGTACACGGCCCCTGCTTCGCAGGATGCTCGCACTTCCACCGCGACATCCGCACGAGGTCGTCACGCTCGATCTCAACCTTGGGCATTCTTCTCCTCCTTGAGTATAGACCCGAGCGTCGGGAGCGAGAGCGCAATAGGCCACGTCGCCCACCACGGGTGGTCGCACAGTATGAGGGCCAGAGCGGTTGCAGAAAGACCGAGGAGGCAGATGGTCAGTGCCGCGTAGCGTGCGCCGAGTCGTCGTAACACAGTGTTACCGATCTAGGAGAATCCTGTACCTGTGATTGCCAATGACCGCTTCGCTGTCACCGACCCACGTGGCCGGAATCATGACAGTCTTGCCCTTCATCGCCTTGTACCGCCCGTCGCGATATGTTCGAGAATGCCGCCTGCGTTCGTGCGGGCGCTTGGGGCCATGAGCTTCGAGCGGCGGTAGGTTCAACCGCTTCCTGATCTCACTCGGCCTGAGGAGTGTATACGTCGGGCGGTCATGCCGCCTGCGGATACGCTCCTTGTGCTTCCCCTTGCGCGCCTGTCGCTTCCTGTGCCGTTCCGCTGCCTTGAGCGGACTGTCCTCGACAATGAAACGATTCGGGGAGTTGAAGTAGAAGACCTCCTGAAGCCCCACGTTCACGTTCCGCAGGATGGGGGGCGTCATCAGCTTGAGGCTCTCTTGATCCTTAGGGCGGCTTGCTATGTCAACGCCAATGATGCCGTCTGCCTTTGTGGCCAACGCTGACCACAACACCATGCCCATGAAGTCAATCGGGCCTTCAGGATTCAGCTTCACCGGGCCGAAGCGACCTTCGCTGATAAGCACGGAACCCTCGGGGTAGCCTTCGATCACTTTCTTGATCGCGGCTGCCTCCTCCGGGTCGTCACCTTCCACAAAGGCGTCCACATGCCACGCGTCTATGGGTTCAATCTCAAGGAACCCGCGCTCGCCGCTGAGCCCCTCTTGATCCTTCTCGGTATCCCACAGGACAGTACACGTCGCCTTGTCCTCGACGGCCATGGTCGGAAAGGGCAGGAAGAAATGCTCGTGGAGCATGGCAACAGTCTCCACGTCGCTATGCTTCGGTAGCACGTCCTGCGCCCTCGCGTCGAACAGGAAGACGCGCGCTTGCTCCATGCGCTTAATGACCGCCGGTATGTGTCGTTCAATGATGCCCGCAGCTTGATCAAAGATCATTTTTTACCGCCTCACACGATAGAATGTACAGGGACACACGCGCCACGTCAAGATGTTTTTCGCGTCACGCTAAACTTTTTTGCTGACCGCCGGAACGGTTGGTCGTACCGGTCGGGCGCACCGATGATCGATTGAAGGTCCAGCTTCTTACACAGACGTAGGAAGCCGAGCTTCTGCACATCCGGCACCCAATTGACCAGTTGCTTCGTCAGGCCCTCCGTGCCACCGAACGACCGGCGCAAGTCGATTGCCTTCACGACACGCTTGAGGTAATCGATATTCTCGTACAGTGACTTCTCGAATTTCCTCGGCTTCGGTCGCTGTGCTGCGCGATTGCGAAGCACGCAGAGTTGGGCCGTAGTTGACATCCGCTCGAAGCCCTTGACATGCTCCGTGGCCTCTAGGATGAGTTCCTTAGCGCGCTTGTCGCCACACCCGGAGCAACCAGCAATTGAGTCTGACGGGTCACCCACGAGAGTCTTGTACAGCAGATAGGTCGAAGACTCGACACCGGTAATCTCGGCGAAATTGTCCGCGTCGATCCATCGCTTCTTGTTGAGGTCATAGACGCGAGCACCCCACTCCACCATCTGCCAGAGGTCTTTGTCCCCGGACATCACAACCGGCGTGCCGAAATGCTTCAGGCATATCGACGCCACCGCGCCGACAACATCATCGGCTTCCCGCTCTGTGTAACTGATGCAGAGCACCCCGAGCTTCTCCATCATTTTGCGCGCCAACCCAATCTGAGTGAACGCGCTTGCCTTCTCCTCCTCAGTCAGGAGCTTCTTTCGCTCCTCACGCTTGCACTTGTAGTCGGGCAGAAGCTCTAGCCGACGCTTGGGGATACCCGCGTCGAAGCACGCGACAATGGGGCCTGAGTACCTCCCCTCCGGTGACTCCAAGAAAGCGCGAAGCGTGTTGAGCGCACCGTAGACGCCCCCGGTGAATTGCCCGCCCGCCTTGAGGTCGTCCAGAGCGGTCGCCATTATGCAGCGCTTAATCAGGCTGTTCGCGTCGATCACCAGAGGCATGGGCATTGGGATGCTCCTATACAGCGGGGCAGACAGTAAGAAGGGGGGCAACCTCTCGGCTGCCCCCCTCCGTGATACCGCAGAAGGCGAGCCTACTCCTCAGTCTCGTCCTCGGTCTCAGGCTTGTGCTTGCTGGCGGCATCGGCGACGTGCTCTTTGAACGCCTTGAGCGCGGCCTTGCCAGCCTTGGTCTTGTCGTCCAACTCGGGCGGGAACGGCGAGTCAATTGCGCCCCGATCCCACAGGAGGGTCGCCGCGACGGCACAACTCACGTGATACTCGGTCGTGCCGATCTCGTCGCCCTTCGCCTTGTGTACGATATCGCTGACCAGCCGTAGCATCGTCTCCTTCTCACGGCTGCCCTTCCGCACCTTGAGGGCGGCATCGCGAGCCGCACCCTTGAGGTGCTGCGCGGACTTGCCCGGCGTGGGGGCGTTGTCCGCTTTCGCGGTCTTCTTGGCGAGCTTCTTGATGGCTGCCGCAGACATGCCGGGCTCAAGCGCGTCCTTGAACTCCTGCTTGCCACGCGTCTTGCCGTCAACCTTCGTCAGTTCGAGACCGGCGATGAGCGACATCGCGCCCGACTCGACGTGCTCCTGCACATCCTTCGGTGCGCCCATCAGCGTCATACACCTGCGAATCTTGCTGACGTGTAGCCCCGTCTCCTGCGCGATGCGGGGGAAGCCCCACTCGTGCTTCGTGGCGAGTTCGTTGACGACGCGCCCGATTTCTATCGGGTTCAGGTTCGTCCTGCCCTCTTCCGAGTTCTCAGCGACAGCAACCGCGCGGGCGCTCGCATCTTCGGATTCGAGGTCCATACGTATCGTGACCGCAAGCTCAGTCAGGCCGAGCAGGTCACTGGCGCGCAGACGACGCTCACCGGCGACGAGCAGGAAGGAGCCGGGCTTGTCGAGCGCGGGCCGCACGACGAGAGGGCTGAGCAGGCCGTTCTTCTTGATGGACTTGGCGAGCGGTTCGAGGTCGGTGACCACGGTGCGGGGGTTGAACCCCTGCACGATCTTGATGACCTTGCGGGGCAACATCGTGACGATGGACCCCTTGCCCTTCAAGGCCTTCTTCACGTCGCCAACGGACAGCGTCACGCCGTGTAGCTCGACCGGTACAACCGGCGCGGACTTCCCCGTCTTCGCAGCGTTACTCGGCTTGGCGACCGTCTTCTTCGCCACCTTCTTCTTCGCCACCTTCTTCTTCCCCGTCTTCTTCTCCACAGCCATTTTGCGTCCTCCCTTTCAGCGGTCTGAGGGCGACCCCTGTCACCCCCTGTTCTTCATTGCGGAAGTATGCCATAATCTTAACACAGTGTCAAGAAACTTTTGCCGTATCAGACGAAAAAGTTTATGGCGCTATACAGCCCCTGCGGGCTTATACTCATTCGTCTTCGTCTTCGTCCTCGTCGTCGTCGTCACTAAATTTCATATGCTCTTTCTGAATCGCCGCAGTGAACGCAGCCTTCGCGCCCTTGCGAAACTCCCGGTCCTTGAGCGCTTCGAGGAAACCATCGCGCTTCTTGAACGTAGTGTCTGACCACTTCCCCTTATACCCGCTCTTCCCAGCCGACCTGATCTGCGGAGGCTTGCAGTCTTTAAGGAAGTGGTACATCGTCAAGTCGGGACTCGGACCGTATTCAAAGTCGAGCACCCAACTTGTCTTCCTGTGCGGCGGGAAGAGGCGATTCTTCACCGTCGTCACGAAGACCTGATACCCTGACACAAGGTCACCCATCTTGATATTCTTGGTGTACTTGATGCCCACCCGAATCGAGGACGCGTACTTCACAGCCTTGCCACCCGGCGTCGTGGTCTGCGGTCCAAGCCCGAACTTGCCAATCTGGTCACGTAGCTGATTAACAAACATCATGCAGGCGCGAACCTTGGCGGATGCTTTGTACATCCGGCGACAGCCCTTCGACATGGCGCGTGCGATGAGCGCAACGTGGGCCTTGTCGAAGGACTTCTCCTCAAGCTCGGCCTTCGGCACGCTGCCCGCAACGGAGTCCCACACAATCAGGAACGGTGCCACCGGGGGATTCGCTTCAAGCTCCTCCATCATTTCCCACACCAACTCCCACGCCTGCTCGATATGATCGGGCTGATAGTAGATGAGGCGCTTCGGGTCAATCTTGTATCCGACCATCTTGTCAAGGTCCAACGCGCCCTCGAAGTCCAGCAGCATAGCCGTGCCGCCTATGGCCTGTACGTTCTTGATTGCCATGTGCGTCAGGGCGCTCTTCCCCTTGCCTTCGGGGCCGAAGACTTCGACAGCACGCCGCACCGGCCAACCGCCGCCAAGGATGAAGTCGAGGTTCTCAAAGCCCGTGGGGATATACTCCGTGACCTCAGCGAGCACCACGCCGTCGTCGCCGAGAAGGCCAAGCTCCTTCGGATTTCCCTTGGTCTTCTTGACGCGCTTACGTAGTTGCTTCACCATCGCAGCCGCGAACTCCCGACTAGCCTCGACGGTCGTCTTCTTCGTGACCCCGACGTTCTTACCCTTGAGGGGTTTTTTTATGGACCCCGCCTTTGGGCTTGGACTTTTTGCTGATTCCACCTTTGCTACCTTTGCTGCCTTTGCCATCCTTGCCTTTAGCGAGCCCTTGCCCGCCGCTGACTTGGAAACTGCTTTGGGCGGTGACATCACCGGCCTCCTTCTCACACAAAGCCACCAACGCCTCTAGATCGTCACTGTCCCCAAGGGCGTTGTACACGCTGTTGACACTCTCAATCTCAACGCGAAGCGATGCAAAGAGGCGCTTACGTAGCTCCTCATTGATCTCCTTCAGATCACCCGTAACATCGTCGGTGAGCTTCCGGCTAACGCTCGCGTGGGGCTTGAAGAAAATGAAGCTCTCACCCACCTTGATGGTTGGGGAGCAACCGACTGTGACCGTATCGCCTTCCTTGAGCACCGTACACCCCCACGTTGACGGAGGAATGGAGGGAAGACTCCCGGCCACAACGCCTTGGGAGCCCTCCCCCCGCGTAGTAACGTCTAGGACTTCTTGGAAGCCTTGGCGATACGCGCCCTGATCTTGCTCGCGGGATTGGCCTTACCCGCCTTCTTCTTCGCGGTCTTCTTCTTCGCAGTCTTCTTCTTTGCCACCTTCTTCTTGGCGACACCCGGCTTCTTCTTGGAGACACCGGACGGCTTGGCGGGCTCTGGCTCGGGCTCTGGCTCTGGCTCGGGCTCTGGCTCGGGCTCGGGCTCGGGCTCGGGCTCGGGGACCACCACGAAGTTCGTGAACGCCACCGTGAACTCGTCGCCGTCATCGGTCTTGCAGTCAACGGCAGGCTCGCCACTGTCAGCGTCCTCGGTAAGCGCCGTGACCTCAGCCTCGACCTCGACGGTCTTGTCCGCTTCGTCCGTGTAGCTGAACTTGATCGTCATGCCGGGCTCGACGACGATCTCGTCGTCGTCGTTAGCGGCCTCTTCGGTGACCTCTTCGGTCTCCTCTTCAGTGACCTCTTCGGTCTCCTCCGGGGCTTCCTCCTCAGTCTCGCCTTCGCCTTCGTCTTCTTCGCTGGACTTGGCGGCGGAACCCTTCTTGCCCTTAAACTGTTTCCAGTTCTCCTCGTACTTCTCGGGCACTGCCTCGCTCGTGATGGCGAGATACAACTCCCGCAGCAGGTCGAAGTCGGGCGCGTAGAAATGGTCGCGCACGTCGAAGTTCTTCGCGGCCATAACGATGGCTTCGGCGAAGTCGGGGTCGGCAGCGATAGGTGCCTTGTCGAAGATTTTCGGGACAGTCCACTCGGTGTCCAGACCCGAACCCGTCTTCTTCACGCGGAAGTCGCGACCATCGACGGCATCGCTGATGTCCTCGCCGTCGTCCTCGTCGAGCATGTAGTTGACGAGTGTCTGGTATACGGAGCGCTTGGCCCGGTGAATGAGGAGCCGTGGATTGTCCGGTTTGCCGATGTCAGCGCGGTCCAGAACTCCGATCCAGTATTCGCGCTGTACGTTGAGGATACCCCGGACAAATTCGATCTGCTCCTTGTCCTTTTCCCGATGCACCTTGTCGAGCGCGTCGAGGACCGGGTCCATGAGGCCGAACGTCCGGGGGCTCGTCGAGCTTTTCTTCTTGAGCGTGTAGTAGAGGTTGAGGTACTCGACGCCGGGTACCTCGTCGTTCGTCGGAAGAAGGCGGAAGATTGCCTTCGTGAGCGTCTTGTTGGAGATGATAACGCCGCTGCGCATTCCTTCAGACTGCTTGCGTAGTTTAGCAAGCAACGCCGATGCCGTCTTCGCCATGATACAGTCCCTTCGTATGCCCTCTGTGGCCACTGTGTGCTTCTGTGGGCTTCAGCCCTTATGCACTTCAGCCATGCGGGCGACCAAACGATCCAACGCGAAACACCGATGATCGAGGGCCTTTCTCATAACCCTCAGTATTCCATATTGCCTCCTATCCTCGTCTAACTTCGCCCTCGCACTACACACTTCGTTATGCGTATCTTTCACGGCCTTGACTGCTGACTCTGTAATGCCGCCCGGAGTTTGCTCGTGAAGCTGGTCGCGCACCGGCTGGTCGTAACCACCCTCAACGAAAGCCAAATGCCTTTCAGACGTGCGAACACGCCCAAGCTGCATCTCCTCCTGATACGCCCAAAAGGCATAACGTGCCGAAGCCTTCGCGGCCTCCTGAAGAAGCTTAACCGGATCGTCAGGTATGCGAAGCTCCCGCGAAGGCTTGAGCGTCACGACCTGCCCGTTCTCCAACTTGATCGAGATGCTCGGAATATCCCTGAGGCACATCTCGCCGGTCAGAATAACCCCGGTCTTCTTTGTCACACCATCCATCAAAACTCCCGTGCGCGACGTATGTAGTACCGCGAGTGACGCCCACCGTCAAGTAGTTTTTCCCCGCCACACGATATTCTTGCGTATGCCTTTGCGACGTTTGGCCAGCTTCGCGCTCTCGTCTTTGTGACACCAGACGCAGAGAGTCGCATACCCCTCCACGCCGCATGCACCACCACCCTCTGACACCGACTTGACATGGTGTGCCTGCCACAGGCTCTTGAGTCCCTCATTGATCGTGAGCCCCAAGCGCCTGATCTCGGCATACAGCGCAGCACCTCTAAAGGCACGCAACTCACGCTTGGCCTTGTTCGTGTCCTTGCCGCAGCGCGAGCAAACGCCCTTGTCCCGAAGCCACACAGCCCGGCGCACCCTATGCCCACAGCGCACTTCGACCTCGCGTCGGCAGGCCGTCGAGCACCACGAGGTTCGCCTTCCGACGAGAGGCTCCTCGCACCATCGACAAAGCCATTGACCATCATCGCTCTTCCTCTTCGGGTAGTCTTTCCACGACGCATACCGACTGGCCACTAGGCTACCTTCTTAGCCTTGAATTCCATCTGGTCCCACAGTTCGTCAACGTTCACGGGGTCGCGAGCGATCTCCGTGTTCTTCTTCTTGTACATGGCCTCGTCACTCTTACCGCCAGCCATGACAGCGTCAGGGTCGAACCCAACGAGTGAGCCCCACGAGTGACCGACCTCGAAGTCAGCCACGATAGGCACTGTCAGCCATGACCAATCAAGGCCCGGCAGGACTTCCTCAGAAAGCTCAGGCAGATTCTGCATAACGTCCTTCGCGATCTTCGCAATCTCTAGGACTTCGTCCACGTGGCAGTCGAAGACAATCGAGTCGTGGACGGTAAGCACAATCTTCGACTTGAAGCCCTCACTCTGCATAATCCGATGAATGAGCACGAGCGACATCAGCGTCATATCCGAGGCACCGCTTTGAATCGGGAAGTTGATCGACTGACGTAGCGCCCTCGATGCAAGCTCCTTGTGGCTGCTGAAGACCTCAGGCAACCGGCGCTTGCGCCCCGTGAAGGAAGTCAAGATACCGGTAATCGCGGCTTCTGCCTGATAGTCCTCGATACCCTGCTTCAAGCCGGGGCGCACACTGAAATAGTTGTCAATGAGTTCAGAGGTCTCATCGACAGTCATATGCACGCCGTCCTTCTTGAGCGTGCCGACGAGACCCGGAGGGCCAATGCCGTAGATAATGCCGAAGTTGACGCGCTTGGCCTTCGTGCGCATCTCCTTACGCTTCTTCTCAGGCAACGCCATGAACGCTTCGAGCGTCATGCCTGCAATGTCAGCCGCAGTCTGCGCGTGCAGGTCCACCCCGTTGCGGTACGCCTCAAGCATCTTCGGCGAATGGAACCACGAAGCTGCAATACGAAGCTCAATCTGTGAGTAGTCAGCGTTGAGAATCACACCTTCATCACCGAAGCGCGAGACATACACAGGCTTCGCAGCCCTCGGGATGTTCTGGTTGTTGGGGTCCGCAGACGAGAGCCGCCCCGTCACAGTGCCGTGGGGCAGGAATGAACAATGCACCCGGCCCCACTTGTCCAAGCGATCCAACAGCGGCTTCACGAAGGTGCCGTAAAGAGTCTCGTACTTGCGGTACTTCAGAATGAGCGGTGAGAGGTTGTTGCCCTGACGCTCGTATTCGTGAAGCACGTCAGCCTTGGTCGTGAAGTATTCCCACTCCTTCTTCTCCACGGCCTGCTGTACCACCTCAGTAAAGCCAATAGCGGGTTGCTTCTGCCTCTTGCGTGCGGCATTGAGCTTCGCGTATCTGCTGCCGAGCCGTGAAAGTCCAGAGTCGGTAAGCTCGACCGGCTGAAGCTTGTAGTAGTCAAACAGCACCTTCCGCAGCTGTGTTGCCGAGCCGGGATTGAACTGGAAGATATCGCCCTTCTTCTTCCCGGTCTTCCCAGCCTTGATCTGACTCGCCACGAAAGCACGCACGCGCGGAAGCTTGGCTATCTGCTTCTTGTATTTGGCCATCTTGGCGCGGTACTCTGTGTCAAGCTTCTTCACCACGTCGGAGTCAACCTGCACCCCGGTGTATTCGAGGTCGGACAGGACAACCGAAAGCTGCGGGAGGAATATCTCAGAAAGCCTCCGCAACGCTGCGTCTTCCTGATACTCGGCCTCGGCAATCAAGCCGTCATCCACGCGGTACGTCACGTCCGTGTCCATGCCCGCGTATGGGAAGAGGATTTTGCCGGGGATGTTCGCGTAACTGCCACCCTTCTTCGGGTCGCATTCCTTGTGTGACTTGATGTACAATTCGAGCGGTCGCTCGTAGCCGCCCATGCCGGTATACAAGAACGCGAGCTTCTTCAAGCCGTGCGTCCCCCGGCGCTCGTCGAGGACAAGGTGCGTCAACATTGTGTCACGCAGGATGCCCCGTGGCGCTCGGCCAAGATTCTTGCGAATATGCTTCCGGTCGAACTTCTCATTCTGCGCAACCTTCGGAATGGACTCGTCAACGAAGAAGTCACGCAAGAGCTTCTTGAGCTTGGGGCGTTCACACTCCTTCGGGCCACCCATGCACCACGGGGAGTCAGCATGGTCGTAGGGAATCGTGTACCCAACGCCCGGCTTATCCGAGAAGCTCAAGCAAAGGAGCTTGGGGAACTCCTCGTCGAATGGTGATAGCGAGCCGGTCTCAGTGTCGAACGTGACCTTCTCAGCCTTCCTGAATTGTATCAGGAGCTTCCGCACGTCCTCAAGGTCAGTGAGTGTCTTGTAGTTGCCCGACCCAACGAGAGGCTCATAGCTGCCATTCAAATACGTGTTGAGAAGTACGAAGGTCTCCGCGAACTTCTCGGCGTGGTAATCAAAGCGCATGATGTACGCAGGATGGAAGCACGCCAAGACGTCCTTGTTCTTCCACTCCGGGTGCGTTGACTTCATGAAGTGACCGGCGAACATCGTAATCCCGGCCTGTCCGCACAGGAATTCCATGCTGTAGTTGTCGAGAACAACAATGACCTCTGGTTGCCGTGCTTTGATCTCACGCATGAGTTCATACGAGCAACACTTGACCTCAGTCTTGCGCGGGTCTCGGTTTCTAGGTGGGCGGCACCTCACTACGTTGGTGTAAGCCACTTCCTCGGGGCTTACGTCGAGCCCCTCCGTTGCGGCCATCCTAATGATGTCACCAGATTTCCCGACGAATGGCAGCCCCTTCGTATCCTCCTTGGCTCCGGGGGTCGAGCCGATAAAGAGCACACGCACCTTCTTCCATGGCTTGTCAACTATGCCACGGGTCTTGATCGTGTACGGGTCTTTCTCCTTGGTGACGATCTTATCGGCGTCCCGACAATACGCGTCCTTGAAGGTGTCGAAGTCTTTATGAAAAGGCGCGAGCGGACACCATAGGCATCCGCTCTTGGCCTCTTCAGGGTCGGGTGCAATCAATGGGCGTGCCAACGTAGTATCGACGGTCTTCGCTGCGGCAACACACTTCTTCTTCTTCCTCGCGGCACCAGCTATCTTCGCCCTCTTGGTCTTGCGTACCACGCCGACCGACTTCTTCTTGCGCACAACGCCAGACGACTTCTTCTTGCGCACAACGCCAGACGACTTCTTCTTGACTTTACCCGCTGACTTACGCAGCGCAGCAACTCTGGCGCTAAGGCTCATGAAGCCTACCCCTCCACAAGGTTGGCGGTGCCTGAAGACTCGCGACGTTCGCTACTACGCGGTACCGGGAGCAAGAAGACCGGGTGTATCGACGCGGCTTCAGCGTGACACTCCATGCGATTAGGACATGTAGTACACTTGGCGGCGATCAGCGGCTTCCCGAAACAGGCTCGTCGTGACACAGTGTTACTCGCTTTTCCGTGTGGTCGCTTCTGCAAGGGCCACCTTGAGCGCACCCTCCGAGACCTCGCACGCTTTGAGCTTACCCTTGAGTTCCGAGACGTCCTTCGTGACGCGTTCGAGTGCCGTCTCGGCCTCACGCGCACGCTTGACCTGACCGTCAAGCTCGGACTTCCGCGACTCCGCAAGCTTCTTGGCCTCGCGAACCTGACCACGGAGAAGCTCGGCCTGCGACTTCATGGCCCGCGTGCGTGTGACCACTTCAGCTTCAACGGCGTCATTGAGCCCACGCGTAAAGCCGTTGAAGAGGCTGGTCAACGCCTTCCCCATACCCGTGCGCCGCGCGCCATGCTCCACCTGACCGTCTGCGGTCGTAGTCAGCGCAGCGGCCTTCGCCGCACGCTTCTCCTTCTTCCGCTTCGCCTTCGCCTCCTGTGCTTCATTGCCATGTACGCCGCCCATCCCGACCTCCTTACTTAGTTTGTGAGTATTGCCCCGAACTTCACCAACGTCCTATACCCGAGAGCCTCAATGTCTGTCTGCCGACCGATGGACTTGGCGCTCTTCGCTTGCGCCGTGATACCATTCACGAAGCCCCACAACGTGACCGCTTCAGCGTCCCGGCCCTCATCCTGAGCCTCATTCATCGCACCCTGCGTGGCCTTGTTGTCGAGCGCGGGACTGCCGCCGACCTTAGGGTTCGTCATCCAATTACGAATTGAGCGTATGCCCTCAGGACTCAGGAGCTTGCCCGCCGCAGCAGCCATGTAAGGTACAACACTTTCCACGCGCTGCACGGCCTCGACGATTGCCTTCTGCACATTGAACTGTACGTCCCCGACGTGCCGAATGCGTGTGCTGTGCTTGTTGTCACGGGCGACCATGCCGTTGGAGCATTTGAGCCTAAACACGTAGTCGGCGACTTTCGCGGAGCAATCGCCATGGATGGAATTCTCAAGCGTCATACCCATCCTGACGACGTCGCCGGGGAGCGGTTCAGCTTTCCTCTGCTCTGACACGCACGTCACGCGCATCGTTGGGCCACACAACCAGCCCTCGCTCATCCCGAGATCGTCGGCGGATGAAATGGCCCACCCCAAGACCTCATCATTTGACACAGGCGCATAGCTCTCAGCGCCCACAATGCCGTCCACACGCTTGGACTCCGCGTCGAGCACGAGTAGCTTTTCAGGGCCTGAGTGAAAGGCCGCGCCAATCATTTCCTTGACCACGTCCAACGCGAGAACCTCATCGATCCGGGCGAGGCGCTTGAGGAACGAAACAGGCATCTTCGTCCAGTGACAGAGGTCACCGAAGGCCGCTTGCGAGAGCCGCCAATCAGTACCCAGCACGCGACCGTCGATGTCAAGCTCATCGAGATTGTCACCGGTCATGAGCGCGGTATTCTCAGCTTGATCCACGAGGGCCTTGTGAAATGAATCGGGATTCGTGAAGCGAATCATGTTAGGCTTCGGCAGCCTGAAACCCGTTGCGACTGCTGCGACTGACCCGGCACCACGCATAGCTGCAACGGCATCTTTCAACGCAACCATCACTGTCTCCTTTCGGCGGGGTACGACAGGTTAATTCCTGCTTCCCCGTTGATTCCGAGAGCGAGTATGCCGCATTCGGCCCTTCTTGTCAATGCCTTTTGTACGTCTTTTTTTCGGGTCACGCGACAAACGCATGCACAACCGCGCTTGCATACTCAACTCCGTAGTGCGTTCCGCCATCAAAGCAGGCAACTCTGCACGCCGGTCATAGGGATCTCCGTGGTCCAGCAGGAGCATGGTGACCTTCGGAACTCGGCTTTGAAGGGCGCGGAAAATTCGCTCTGCCTGACGACCCACGTCAGCATCGAGTGACACAACGAGTTCCTTCGTGCCCTTCTCCACGAGGAGTTCAATCAGCTTGATCTGCTCCTCACTGATCGTCTTCCCCATGAGCCCCACGGCAGCTTCGTGCGCCATCATGTCAAAGCCGCCTTCGACGAGCGCGACAACCGGAGCCCCGACCGCACTGTCGAAATTCAACAGGCACGTTTTCTTAGCGTGGTACCCGTCACGATTCTTCGGATTCTTGGATTTGGTCTGAAACTCGCCCACATCCCCGGCGAGGCGCGACGTGAAGTAAACTAGCTTACCGCCTTGGTACACAGGAAAGATGATGTACCCAGCGTAGTCACCCGTGGCGCAATACCCTAGCTTGAAAACCTCGATCTGCCTTGCTGAGACCCCACGGTCATTGAGGTAGTTAATGCCACCCCGCAAATGAATCGGGCGCTCTTCCAAACGCGCTGATAGACCGATACACTCGGCTGGTAATTGCACGGGCAAAGGTTCTGCCTCTGCATCATCGACAGAGTAGAAAAGTTCGATCAAAGCGGTGAGCACATTCGTCGTGGGGGGCGTTCGCGCGCCTGATACAATCTTGAGTTCCTCGAAGCGCAGGACACCGCTATTCATCGCCCTGAACATGGTCTCAAGCGACTTGGCCCCGAAGCCACAGCGGTAACAAACCACCTTGCCCTTCACCTCGTTGACCCACAGCTTCCGCTGATTCGACTCGTCCCCGAGCCGGTCAATGCAGAAGGGGCAGAAGTATTGGTACTCAGGCCCGTCACCGAAGTGAGACCCGAGCCGCCGGTCGAGGTAGTCGATCAAACCCACGAATGCTTTAGGCACGCGGCACCTCTATGAACGTCTGGTAAAGTGCGAGGTTCTCCCGAATACGCTTCAACGCATCGTTCAGCGCCTGCGGGCGAACGTCCAGCCCCATGGTCGAAGGCTGAAGGAAAATCTGAACATCGGTTTCACCGCTTTTGTACTTCGAGTGTACAGTCGGCGAAAAACCACTCACGAGCGCGAAGTCAACCGCAGCCCTGAGCACTGCTTCAACCTGCTCAGCCGCAGCGCTCATAACGGCCTTCTGCCGCTTGTACACACTGTCGATACACTTCTGATTATCATCCGGGCCAAACTCGCGACAGGTATTCGGACGATGCGCGTAGACAATGCAGAGCATCGTCTTGCGGTCGAGGGCCATGCAGGAGCCGCCCTCCCGTTGCTTCATGACCCGCTCGCCTTTGTGATCCTCGACGAGGTGCTCGTAGCTCGTACCTTCGCCCTGCTCCAACGTCACCAGAAGCCCGTGACAACAGGCCCCACAACCCTCGCAGCTTTCGGGCGGTCGTACCAACGGCATATCAGCCTCCTCCGAAATTCTTCTTTGGTGTATCCTTCTTCTTCTTGACGCCCTTGTTCTTCGCCAGATGTGCGGAGACCTTGCCAGACACACCGTTCTTCGCAGCGTTCTTCTTACCCTTGAAGCTCTCAACGGCCTTGTGTAGCGTGACCGTCCGCTTCAGGATTGCTTCTGTGTCCTCCTCGCTGTCGAGCGGTGTGAGCACGGGCATGTGCCCCGAGTCGATCAAACCCGTCGTCTTGAGCAAACACTTCTTACGATTGATGTCACAAAGGACCATGCGCCCGTCTTCCGCAGAGCGCAGACCCATGAGCGCCAGCCGACACTTACCCTCAAGCTTCTCGTCAGCTGTCTGACAGAATGCGATAGCCGCGTCCACGATAGCCGCCTTCTCGAAAGCTTCGGCGAAGTCGCCGAGGTCGAGCACGGGCTTGTCTAGCGTACCGCGCGGAGCCTGTGACGCAGTCCACACAGCCACGTTGAACTCGCCTGCAATCTGCCGCAGGTCTTCGTATATCCCGGCCTGCTCGTGACGCATCTCACCGAGGCGACGTTCAGGCTTCATGATGTCAGCGTAGTCCACAATCACGAGGTCGGGAATGAAGCCTTCACTGACGAGGAGATACAGGTGATTGCGAATCATGCCCGGCGTGGCAGTACGCGTCGGATACCCCTTGACAAACAAGCCGCCTTTGATGAGGCGACCAATTCGTCGCTGAAGTGTTCCGACGTACTTCTCAGGGTCGCTCTTCTTGTAACTCACGGCGTCACCGGCCACCCGGTCGTCGTACCTTTTGGACACCTTGTCGTCAACCATCTCGCAGGTGTAATGCACCACGTTCAGGCCCATGACCGACGACATACACCCGAAGCCGAGGTTGATGAGCGTCGTGGTCTTTCCACGCTTGGGGGGTGCCAGTACAACAGCAAGCTCGCCACGGCTGAGCCCACCGTCCATGGAGAAGTCAAGATGCGCAAGACCAGTTGGGATGATAGACGCTTCATACAAACCCTCTGCGGGTGTTATGTAGCGCCGCGCCCTGTTGGCAAGATCGTCCTTGAAATTCGTACCTAGATTCAGGATGTCTTCGCCGACGAGATTCGCGTCGTGAATGATAGGCATAATTTGCCTATTGCCTTTGTCGATCTCTTCCCCGGCCTCAAGGACCGCGTTCACCATCGCC